GTCCGGCCCAGGAGTAATAAACTTTTGGTATTTAATAATCATGTCATCATATTCCAATTAGAGATACAAGGCCGCCCGGAACCCCACGTAATCGTGCGAGCTGCCCCGCGCATTGGGGAGATTCAACGCCCAGACCCCGGCATTCGAGCTGCTGTTCCACTTCCCGCCGGAGACCGGGCACATGTCAGTAGGGCGATAGTCATACAACTCATCATTGCCAAACGCGTTTGTGCCGCCCACCCCGCCGACTAGCGGGATACCCAAACAGGCCATCTCCCATGCGACTCCTGACTGCGCAGAATCAAAAACTTGAGCAGCGTTGCCAAATAATTTGGTTGTGCCGCTCGCCAGTAGCGCGCCATAAGTCGCCCCGATACTGGTGTAATTGGCAGCAAGTCCGGCCGCGCCCCAGGCGTCTGTCGCCAGCGTATTGCCCCCCGTTAAGCTGGCCATTTCCACGGATTGTTTGAGGGTGTAGAAGCCTATGCCGTTCGACGTCAGCCCTAGCGTGACCTCCCGCATGCCTCCGTTAAGGTCTGCTATACCACATGCCTGCCCGTTGTGCGTGGTTTTCTCGAATGGCGTGCCGCTACCTGTCAGTGCGGCGTTTGAATAGCCATCCGACACATACAGTACGCCGGCATCCTGAGCGTCCCGCAGAGCGTTGTTGTTGCAGCCCTTCGGGAAGTTGTTTGTGGCGTCATACCAACCACAGTATGTGGTATTGATACTCTCTTGTGCGTGCGCGAGGGCAATCATAGCCAGACCAGCCCTGATAAATCTAGACTTTGCAAAAAATCTTGACCCTCTCGTTTTTGCAGCATCGAGCGCGCCAGCGTAAGTGTCTGACGGCGACCCATTAAGGCTAGAAAATGGATTGTGCGCAGCATTTGACGACAAGGGCGCACCATTTTTTACGGATACGGCAATGCCAGCAGGGCTCCTAGAACATTTGTACTTATCACAAAACACTCCGCTCTTAATAAATCCGCCATCGTAGAACATCCGATGTAAAGCGTACCCTTGAGACAGAGCAACTTCGTGGCTTGAGAAGCTACGCGCGCCAATGAGCGAGATAGTATTTATTGCAAGGCCATTCGACCCTGTGCCCCATTTGTAGTAGAACGCAGGAATCCACACCATGATGGAGCCATCAATGGTTTGATAGTTGCCATAGTTATTATGGCCTACAACATTGTAGCCCGGCAGACCTGCAATGTAGGACGGCAGAGGCTGATCACAAATACCAACGCCAAAGCCTTGTGTTCCGGGAATTCCAATACTGTATGATGGGCTTGGAACCCCAAGCGCAGCAAGCTCCGCTGCGAGATTGGCGCCTGTCTGTCCGCCATCCGTAGTAGTGCCAACAATATTCCTAGCATTATCAATGACCGCTACTTTTCTAATCCCTCCACCATTGTCATACACATTTACATAAGCCATAATTCTTAACTCCTAATTCTTTGCTACAAATGTAAAAGAGCCCACTATTCAGGAAAGACCGGGAGTTAGTCTGTTGAATAGTGGGCGAAAATATTAGCCCGCGGCGCCAGCCGTAAGACCTTCGATGATTACACAGCCCCAAGGATTACGAATCTCGGCTGCAAACTCGGAAGTAAGGCTACCACCAACACCATCAGTTCCGTTCTCGACAACCTTACCACCCGTACCGTACTCTTCAGTCTTAGCATTACGACCAGCCATGTAAGCCAATTTGATGGAGGGAATGTCAAGGATGATGAGACGACCGGCAGTCGGATTATAGCCGTTTAGGAGACTATGCTCAAGCAGACGCAAGGTACCTTTATAGAGCTTAAAGTTCTGATAGTCCATACCGAACGTAGTGCTATCAGGCGTCAAGTTCGTAGTACCGTTCAGCTTGGCAATCTGGTTCATCACGTTAATTGCTGTTTCGTCACCGAAGGCGTAACGCATCCGAGGATTGCTTAGATCCGTAGAGTACTTGAAAGCTTTAGCTGCGTAACTCGTAAGCTCCGTCAAGTTGGTAGTAGCGTTCGCCGTCACATAGTTTGCGTTACTGGTATATTGGCGAACTGCATCAATGATGCCTTGGGTAGTGTGAATAGGCTGCGCACCGGAGGTATCCATCTTTGCCTGACCCCAGAGGAGTGCGGTCTCTTGGTCCAGGGTGTGCATAAAGCTACAATCCCGACGGTTCTCCGCTACGTTCTCAAAGCCACTTTCCATCATAGAGGCACGAGCAGTATCAGTTAGTGCCCAAGCATTACGAAAGATTTGAGTGAAGTTAGGAACATAGACAGTTGGGAACTGACGAGCACCAGGACGATTACTATTTTCCGCAGCAGCCGTACCGATCCGGATAATACGTTGGCCAGAAGTACCAGCAGAGTCTGCAACTCGGCCAAAGGCTTTAGTGACTGTAAGGGTTGTACCCGCGACTGCGGTAATGCGCATGTTCTCACGGGACGTTACGTTATGAATCAAGTCCCCTGCGGCAAGGCCAGAAGCATCAGCAACTGAAATGGTAGCAGCCGCAATTGCATAGTTCGCGGAAAGGGTAGTAACCGTAAATTCCGCAGTCTTGCTGAAGTAGCCATGAGTCGAAGATTTAGCAGTCGTAGTACCCATCATGGAGCTCATACCCAAGATAGGGCTAGCTCCATTCGGGAACAGACGCATAAGTGTAGCAGCCAGACTTTTGGCAGCAAGTTCTGCAGGAAGACCGGTACGGGGTTGGGTGTTAAAAACACCATTCATTAGTGCCATTATTTAAAACTCCTATTGTGTGAGGAAGGCTTCCCAGTCATCTACCTGGCCAGCTTGTTTGTTTTGCTGTTCCTGAGATTGCTGGGGAGTGATAGCAGCATGAATATCATTAAAGTAATTCATGGCCTGCTGGACAATTTCTGAGGGGTTAGCATCAGGAGAGCTCTTAGCGAATTCCCGTGCAATACGAGCTACCTCTTGTTTCACCAAGGGATTTTTAAGGTTAGCCTGACTTGCCACTGCCTGATCCAGAAGGGAGGTTTTAACACTACTTTGCACTGCGGATTTATCGTACTCACCCCTGCGACCCATGTAGGTATCGGTAAGTTTCGTTCCATGGTCTAGGGCTGCTGCGTAAGCATTTCTATTCGTATGCTGAATAAGCTCCATCATGGCTTTAGCTTCGCCATTTTGTGCGCGCTCTAGCAATTCAGGAGGCACTCCTTTCATGAAGTCCATCTGACTGGAGACTTTGCTAAGAGTTTCGCTATCCAGATTGAAAGCTGGTGGACCTTCAGTTGTAACTTTAGCCGCATCCTCGAACATCTTAGAATAGACAGCCATCGGGTCTGGAATCTCTACCTTCTCCGGGACTTGTTGCTGTTGCTGAACTGGTTGCTGTTGCTGTTGCTGCTGAGGGGCTTGTTCTGAGGCGCTTTTGCCCATAATGGCTGACATGAAACTCATGGCTCTACTCCGATATTTAGAAGGGTTGTAATTACTGATAGCCTACCAGATACTATTGAGTGTTGTTGCACCAATTTCTCTGCACTGCAATTTAGGGTGGAAACTCCTATAAGCTCCTTCCCACTTTCTGCCCCCATGATTCGGAGGTATTTCCTTACTGCTGCATTGTGAGCAAAAACTTCAAAACACAGCTGCTGCTCGGATTCTGAGAGAACTTCCTCAGGATATACTAAGTCAAGTAATTGCATCTTAGGCTCCCCTATTTATCAGTTCTTGCTGTCTCAACTGGATAGCTTGCTGACGTAAAGCTAAGGTCTGATCTTTTTGAGCATTCTCAGTATTCTGCTGAACTGGATCACCAGAAGGACCCAGCTGCGTTGAAGGAGGAGGAACTTGTTGCATTACCTGAGGATTGTATTCATCAAGTCCCCTAATACCTCCAAGTTGTGCAAGGTGAGCTACCATATTTGGAAGACTTGCACCATAAGCCTGCTGGAGAATCGGAGCTTGCATGATCAGTTGCATCAATTGCGTAATCATCTCCGTGGAAGCTAGCTTGCTCTTAGGAGTGTAGCCATCTGCAATACGGAATTTAAGGACTTTCTTCCTCAATTGGGAGATAACTACTGCAAGCTCCTCACCTGATTTCTGAGAAGTAACAATTGCATCTTCACCATACTGATAAATATTAAACTTAAGCATCTCCTTCAAGGGAACAAAGAACTGATATTCCAGAGTGAGAGCTGGAAGTCTAAGACGATTGTCTGAGCCTCCCATGGTATCATTCCACTCTTTGACTGACTTGTTACCCTTCTGGAATTGCCCTTGCTGAGGACCATTCAAGCCTGAGAGGTCTTTACCAAAGCTTACAATTTGCATTCCGTAAGCCATTGCATTCTCAGTTCCACGAGAATCAAAGGGGATAGCTTTGTAAGCGCTGTCCAGACCTTGACCGTCTAGAGAGTTAACTCTGACTGGAATCTTAGCCGCAGGGACAGGAGCATTAATATCCCTAGGGTTAATCTTGCTAGAGTCATAAAGTGCCCTATCTGAGACTGCCCTTCTAGCTGCATTGAAAGAGATGTTAAACATTGTCTTAGCAGCTTGCTGAATTGGAATTGAGCTCTCTGCTATTGACTGCGTTTGTTCTCCTAGACCATCTTCCTGAGGCTGACCGAAAAGAATGGGGAGATAGTCATAAGCAGAAGTCATTCGCTCTGCTAGGACTAGTGTCTCTCCATTAACTACTACTATCTTGATAATCTGAGGAGTGTTAGGCTTAGGGCCAGGCATTCCCAAATCACCTGGGGAGACTCTAACATAAAGGGTTACCTTCTCGTAGTTTCCTACCAAACCTCTAGGAGTATCCTCTGATTTAACACCTAGGAAAGCGTTCCAATCTACAGAACTAGTAGGCTTACGAGCTGCTACATATTCGGAAACCTGAGGATGGATTCTCCAGTTAGGAGCGTCAGAAGTAATGTAACCCTCCAAAGCCTTGGTGACATTCATTGCACCACCACTGAGAGAGATCTTGTTAAGATACTTCTTCATCTTAGGCTTAGAGAGAATCTCAATATAGCCTGCGTAATCGCCATCCTTAGAGCATTCACCTGGAAGGATATTTCTATCTCGAATAGTATTGTAAGGGTCGAGACGTTTAAGCTTTGTGAAGTGAACAGCTTTCTTCTGGAGGGAAACCTGATCCTCGGTTAGCAAGTCATCCATCACTTGATACTGATCTACTGAAGTCCAGTCAGCTTCCACTGCTCCAATATTATACTTGATACAATCCCGAAAGAACATAAGTAGCTCACGAGGATAACCACCGAGAGTACTGTGATCATCAAGCAAAGCTTCCAGTGCTTCTGCATCCCCATGATTAGATGGACTAGACACCACTGGAAAGATGGGATAGCCGGACAGGAATACCTCTGCCAGATACGCCACCATTGAATCCACTTGGGAAACCACAACAGGAGGAGTGGTAGAAGGAGCATTGAACACACCAACAGGAGTAGTGGCCGCATCTATTCCCTCTCCATTAACTACCCCGTTATTAGGATCTTTATTGGTAACGTAACGGGCGTAAGCTACGTCAATTGCCTCCATCTTGCTCCACATCTCGGTCTGAGAACGATGCTCAGAGAGAATGAATTTGGCAAGCTCGAGGATATTCTTCTGTACTTCAGGTTTTAATTGCTGTGCCATTTGAAATCCTAGAAAGGAGTGTTATCTGTGACTACCCTGCATTCACCATCAATGGTTAGTCCGTGATCTAGGAGACGGATACGATCCCAATATTGATTTCTTACGTCAATGCCATAAGCGCAGGCATCCAGCAAGTCATCTCGGTTGGTTTTCACACCCATCTTGTAAGTTGAGGCTTGCCAGGTAAAGTCTCTGCGTGTTTCAATGTCGTGGATGTAGCAGTTCTTTTTGTAGAGTTCTGCTATGTAAAGCTTGATCCGGTACTCTTTAGCTCTATTGGCAGGGCTAAGTTCTACGACTGCAAGATCTGTGATACCTAACTTTACAATGTACTTGAGAACCCAGAACTGGAGAGTCTGCTGGTAGCCAGTTCCCTCAATTCCTATCAATGAGCATCTCCACTTAACTGCCAGGGCTAGTGTACGAAGGATAATCTGCTCAGGATCGGTAAGGGTTGGATCTTTGTGAGAGGAGGCTCTATCTACTACGGCTGACATCTCACCAAATTTCAGGTGAACAATGATTTCGTTAGCGTCACTATTCTTTCTGAAACCTGCGGGGTCAACTGTTATGAAAGCCCCATCAGCCTGCTCTAGTTCAAACTCTTCAATGGGAGAATCAGGAAGAGGATTCGGGAAGATACTTTGAGCAGAGTTCGTCGGATCGTTCATTACCTCTGCAAACCAGACGTGACTCATTCCCAAAGACTCATCATGATAGTAGCTTTCCATGAGAGTTTCTAGGGAATGTAACTCGGGCCAGAGGGGCTTGCCATCCTGCAGAATTGCTCCAGTAATCATAGAATGCCAGGAGTCTGACTTCTTTAACTGGGCTAGAATGCAAGCCCCTCCATACATGTTGCCCACATAAAGGATTAGAGGGTTACCATGCGGGGTAATACTTTTGAAAATGGAGCCTGTGAGAGTTTTAAGGAGCGTGTAACTCTCAGTCTCAGATTCACTATTAGCTAGAGTTTGAGCATCATCACAGAAGATTAAGTCAGGGCGCTGGAAGTGCAGGTTAATACCACGAACTCCACCAGACCAACCTCTTGCAACTAGGGATACCGAGTCACCATGATACTGATTCTTCTTAGTGTCAGCAGAATCAATTGAGAGTCCCTGTTCCCAATCCCCGTAAACTGAGACAATTCCAGGGCTGCCCATGATGTAATGGATGTCCGCTAGAAGAAGTTCGGCAAGTTTAGCATCCGCACAAATGATCAGGATAAACTTGGCCTTGTCATAGCAGAGAAACCAGCAAATTAAGACTTTGATAAAGGTGGTCTTAGCATGTCCACGAGGAAGTCCCAGTGCAAAGCGGAATACACTCTGGACTGAGACATCTCTTTGAGTTATGAGCTGGAAACAGGCAATGTAGAACAGGGGAAGAGCGTAAATGCAAACGGAGGGAATGCAAAGGGAGGCGAAGAAGTTGATATCTACCTTGCAACGCTCATAGATATCCGAGATATTTGCATTGATAATCTCAAGCTGCTGAGACTTCTCAGGGGAATCTTCTGCTTCCTTTACGATGTCTGTCATTTTTCTTTCCCTTTCTATTCTGCTAACCAGTCCCCAGCTTCAAACTGCTGAAATCTTCTGAGGTTATCCTGCCTATTCCACTCCGCTCTCTGCACAAATCCAGGCCCGTGTGGTCTTAACAAAGCTTCCAACTCTAGAGGAACGTCCCATCTTCTTGCATCCATGGAGCCCATCTGCCTATACTTATAAGCCAAAGGAAACCCAAGGAATTCCCCCCGTTTCTGGTCTGTAAAACGTTTAATCTCCCTAGCCATGGATTCCGGAATTGGACTGTTCTTAACTCCGAGGGCTTCAATAACATTCCCAGTTCTGGTATCCATTCTAATCGTAGCAACCGGAAGTCCTTCGGGCCTGTAGGAGAAGATTCTTTCATTCCCACTCTGCAGTCTTTTCCAGTACTGATCTCCGGAATCCTCTGCAAAACCCTTGGTAATCTGCTCTCCTGTGATAGGATGCCACTTAGGAAGGAACTTGCCAGTCTGAGGATGAGCACCACCCGCTCCTACACAGTTATTCATGAACTCAGTTTCTGCACCTAGGTCTTGTTGAGTCTTGAGTTCTACGAAACCCTTGGGGAGTCCCTGTTCTTTGTTAAGCTGGGCAGAACGGGAAACTGTGAAGTCTTTGATTACTGAGGCTTCCTTGAGCTGAGCTGCCTCTACTTTCTTACCTATGGAAACGAGTTGTTCGAGAGACTTTTTAGATAGCTGCTCTGGAGTGAACTTGGAAGTTTTTAGGACCTGGGAGAGATTGAAAGCTCCCTCTCTAATATCATTAGAGGCTCCAGAAGGGCTTATAATAAAAAGAGGAGATCTGTTTTGCACGATACCTTTTAAGGCATCCAGTTCCGATCTTAGCTCTCTCTCATCCTCCGTAAGTCTTAAGAGCCGCATCCCATTCTCGTTAGGAAAGGTCTTGGAAACAGGGCGAGTCCCGGACATAAGATGCGCCTTCTCTGACTTTATATACCTTGCAGCGGAAGCTATGCCGTTAGCCATTCCAGAGATATTCGTTAGAGTCATCTCTTTAGGAGCTACTACTTTCAGCATCTCTTCTTTAGAGGCAAACGAAGCTCCTCTAACATGACTCAGATAAGGATCTAGTGGGAAGTCAGGAGCTCCATATTTCTGCAAGGCTTTGTCACTAACCTTACCTACGATCTGCTCCGAGAGGCTTCCGCTTTCTACTGCTCCCCACTCTACTTGTGCTAAAGGGTCTAGGGAACCTTCCTGTCCTAGCTTAATAGGAGTGATATTTTTACGAATATCCCTCAAAGCTGAGGGAAGCAATTTAGAACCCACAGGTCTAAAGGCTCCTACCATTCCATTCCCTGCAAGGACTTCTACCCAGGCCATGGGATCTTCCTTACTTTTATCTACAAAGTTGGAAGCATCCTCCAGGGCGTTGAAGGCTTGCTTTTCTACGTGTCCTACGGGGTCTGTAACAAGATCTGTAACTTGTTTCTTAAGGACCCTAGTCCGGGAGTCTAGCCATGCGGTAACGGCGGGCAGAAGTTCCATGCTTTTTCCTCTCCTTCTCTTTCTTGACTTCGTTTTTAATTTCCAGGTGCTGGGCAAACATGTGGAAAAGTCTCCATCCTGCAAGAATTACAAAGAGGATGAGGAAGATATAGAAGTGTTCCACTTTAAAAACTCCCTTAATAGAGAAGGAGAGGGGAAAACGAGTAGGACTCTTAACCGAGCTGGGAATCTATATGCACCAAGATTTTCTTGGAGACTTATTTCCCCAGCTCAGGAGCTAAGGGTTAGACTCACCAGTTTTGCCGGTTTTCCTCTCCGTAGGAGAGAGTCCTACTGTTTTACTTGTTACTAATGTCAGAACCCCGTTCCAGACCAGAAGGAAGGAGAGGGAGATATTGTTGATAATCTCCGGGGAGACTTCAAACGGAGGTTTAATTCCGTAGTAGTCCAAGACATTAAAGAGAATTGTAAGGCTTCCGCTGATGACTGTCAAGAGGAGTTGTCGTTTTTTCCACTTAGCAGGGTCAGCTACTGCATTCCCTATGGATAGAATCTTGAGGATTTCATTCATCCTAGCCCTCCCTTAAGAGTTTAGCAATCCGGCTGTAACGTTCTCCAGTCTGTCTGGCTGCCCTAGAGTCTAAAGCTTCATCGGCTGCCTTGCCCCAGTCATTGTTATGAATCGCTGCAATCATCCGTTTAAAGCCTAAGAATCTGGAAAGCCCCAAGTTGAAGAGCATATTGATAAGAGCTCGTTGTCTGGAATCCGAGAAGTTGGGGAACTGAGGGAAAACCGAAAGAGCTTCTGCTTCTACCCTGTTTAGGTCATTCTTAAAAAGAAAGAAGGATTCCTCCTTAGAAATTCCCCTGTCGTCCAGGTTCCTTCCTATTCCGATCGTAAGCTTGCCAACAGAGTCCCTGTAGGGTTTCAGTCTGTTGGCTTCATCTCGAATTAGCTCTGAATGCAGACGTACCCTATTCATCCCTGCTTCCCTTGGTCTTTCAGCCGCAGGCTGGGGAAGAGTTCCTGAAGAGCTTTACGCTGTGCTTCTTTGTAGGCTTGTGCGCTCATGGTTTTCTCCTCTAAGCTGGGTGAAAAGAGCTGTTACATTCTGGGAACTCATTGGAGCAAGTTCCCTGTCTTCGATTGCGATAATTTCTTTTTCAGAAGTTCTCTGAATTGCCAACTGTTGAAACTCCCTAAGGGCTTGCATTGGCAGGGCTACTTGAACTACTTGTCCGTTAAAAACCTGAGTTCCGCCCATTGGGAGAGTGTTCTTCCTGAAGCTTTCACACCTTGCAATGATCTCGTAAGTCTTGGCAAGCTCCATGAAGCTAGCTTCATCACTGCGAGAGGAAAGGGCATTTAGAATGTTGTTCTTGACTGCCAGCTCTTTCGCTTTGATTACTTCTTCTTCCCTATTCTCCTCGATAGAGGAGAGTTGTTTCTCTTCAATTGCTTGTTTAACTTCTGGCTCATTGAGAAGTTGGGAAATGCGTCCTGGAGAAACGCCTAAGATTGAGGCTACTTGTCCTGGCCTAACTCCCATTGAAAGGAGGTCGATTGCTTTATCTTTATTCACTTTTTGAATCCTCCCTTTCTTCCTGGAACAGGTGGGGCTGGGTGAGCTGTTAAAGGAAGTGTATCACGAACGAAGAGAGTGGGGAGGGGTGAATTGAAAAATTTTAGGAATTTTTGAGGGATCGTATTGATTCACACGCGCGCTGGCCAGACTCAAAAAAAAGCCCCCTAGTGGGGGCCTTGCTTGCCTTGCTTGCCTTGCTTGCTTCAGTCTGGCCATTCATCCAATGCCAGCATGAAGCGATCGTCCAGGCCCATTTCTGCAAGAGCTTCCCACGGCTCTAGCTCGCCAGTCTTTACCTTGTCCCTTGCCATATTCAAGGTGGCCTTAGCTTCCGTTTCTGTAAGGCCGTGCATGGTCTTAAGACGCCTGATAGCACAGTTGCAATCCCCGTAGCACATATCAGTACCCTCCTTCCTTCCTTTCTTTTCCGTCCATCGAAAGTAAAAAGCCCCTCCTCTCAAGTTACAAGGGGAGGGGCTATAGCTTGTTATTCGTCGGTGAGACCTTCACTGACCGTTTCACAGCACTCCGCCAGCTCGGTCAGGATTCCCTGGAACTTGACCACATCAGTATCGGAAAGAGTGCCGATGAACTGATTCAGCCTCTTCAAGAAGATTGCCTTCGTACCTGCGTCGATGGCGGCAAGCGCTGGCGTCGTTGCCTTCCCTACCGGCAGCACTGCAAGGGCTTTCAAATTTGTGGTAAAGCCAGCACTCTTGCCAAGAGAATCCGCGAAGGCATTGAAAGCCTCTTTAAACTCCCTCTTGGTAATGAAATGCGCCCCTTTTGCTCCGCCAGCGCTTGTAATCAGTTCGTCAAGATTGGTCCAGGCCGATTGACCGGCCTTGTATTCGATAGACTGGTTCTCAAGGCGGGTCGTCAATGCATTCCGAGTTGCCGCGCAAACCGCGCTATAGAGCCAGTCAAGCGGCTTCTCGGTATAGCCCTCAAGTTCGTTCGTCTTTTCATCGCGAACCTCAGTGCCAGTGATACCGAAGTCGGCCAGTGTCGGTTGAAGGTACGTAACGTCTCCGATCTTCTCCCGGACATTTTTACCATCAGTTCCGGTGACAGTTTTCGAGATTGAAGTGGTGATCTTTTCCATTTTAAAACTCCCATTAGATAAGTGAAGTGTTGCGAATTCTGCAAGGGGCGAATCCCATTGCAGTGACATCATTATGGGGCTTTTCGGGGAGGGAAGTCAAGAGGAAAATTGCAAATTCTTTTTCCTTAAACGCAAAGTTTTTCCCAGAGCAATTCCTTTCCCAGAGCAAAGTTTTTTGATAAACAGAATTTTCAAGTAAAACAGAATA